CCCTTATACTGGATGGAGAGAGAGTTTAATAAATGAGAATAATTCTTTTCAGAATGTTCAATCACCTACCCAACAAAATCAATTATCTCCTCAACAACCGACGCAACAAAGTCAGCCGGGATTTACTATTACTAAAGATCAAATGAATCCGATCTTGGATAAATTGAATCAAGTAATGCAAAGGGTTAATAGGGTAGATCGTCAATCTGCTATGGAATTAGATAATTTATATAATCAATTAGTGATGATGATTCACTAATTCTTAGTGGTGGGTATAAATGAAAAAAACGAACATTGGTTTGTTCGTTTTTGTTTTTAAAAATTTTTTTATTATTGAAAAATGGGATTTTCTTATGTGTGGGTGTTTCGTTTTATTCTAATCTATTCCATAAGAGGACTTTATATAATTCGGGGTCTTTTTGTTTAATGGTATTAAGGTTTAGTAGATCGACACTGCTTCTATTTGATCCGATAAGGATTACGTATGTTTTGAGTTTGATGACTTCATCGGGGCCGAGAACAGTTTCGGCTCTTTCATAGCCGGTTTTATCATTCATTCTATATGAGGGATATTCTAATGTTCCATTATGGTTATCATAGTCTATACCTTTTCCGGTTTGTTGTCTATGTTTGATTGCATCTTGTTTTTCTCGTTCTACGCCGAAGTCATCATACCATTTAATTGCTTGGGGATATTTGGGATAGGCAATGGATAAATATCCGACAGAATAATTTCCATAAATTTGATGTAATAGGGTTTGGTATGATCTGCCTTTTGTTCCGCCTGTGTTTGTTACTTCGGAAAAGGTTAGAGCATTTTTTGGTTGTTTGGCCCAATAGACGGTATTGCCTGGGGATTTTGTGTCGGTATCTTTTTGAAAAGGGTTTATTGTTTTATGACCTCTAAATAGAACAGGTGTAGAATCCGTACTTAATTTTTCAGATAATTCATTTAGATTTTTTGTGGAGAATCCGTACTTTCTAAATAAATCTGTTAAGCGATATTTGACTTGGGATAGTTCATGTAATTCGGAAGTATCTTGGGGTTGTTGAAGTTCTTTTTTTCTACCAAGATTATAAGTTTTTCCTGTATGGTCTTTTAGTTGATATTCCCATTTAGGTTTGTTTACGAATTGGGCTTCGTGGATTAGAAGGTTATAGAGTTCTAGGAATTTCATATTTGAATATTTAACCGTAGATTAATTTATTAATTTTTTTGTATAGTTTAGGAAATGTTGTTTAAAGCTTTCTCCAGTTACTCCTGAGAGGTCTGGTGGAGGTAAGGGGTTTTTTTTAGGTAATTTCTGAGTTATATTTTCTTGTAATTCTTTAAAATTTCGGGAACCGATTAATTTAATTAGGGTGGGGCGTTCGATCCAATAGATTTTATCAGTAAACATTCCTTTATTTCCTTTAACTGGTGGTTTATTATCTTGGGGGACGAAATAAATTTTATCCGGGTTTATTTTATATATTGTAGAGAGGTTGGGAGTATTTCCGTATCCTAATGGCATTAATGCCCATTGGTGTAAAATCTCTTTACAATATTGGGGTAAGGTTAAGAAGATATATTCTATTTGTTTCATCAAGTTTTTTGATTGTCTATTGGTCAATTGAGTTGTTTGGAACGAATCATTGTTGGCTTGTTTGTCTGGAATTTTATCAGAAGAGCCGGTTTCCTTAGTTTCGTAACCTAAGTTACCTAACTCGTCTTTACCGAAGACTTTGGTAAATGTTTCCGGGGCGAGATAATAATTTTGATTGATTGCTAATCCGCTTATTCCTGTGATATACTCATTAAGGATAGGTGAATAGACGAATAGATCAGATTTATTAATTCCTAATATTTGGGCAAGGCCCGGTACGTGACCTGTTCCTGGTCCAATGGCAATTAATCTTTCATTATCATATATGTCTTTAGAAAACATTAATTTGGAAAGGTGTTTTGCTTTGGCAAGAATTTTTTCTTTTTGAGGGGAAAGATTAGAAGAAGAATCTTCATGCTCTTCGTTTGCTTCCATTTTATTATTAAGTAATTTACCGAACTCATCTTCACCGAATAATTTTTTAAAGGTATTGACCGAGATATAGTAAGTTGCTGCATCATTTGTTCCCATTGCTCCTTGAGAAAAATGATCGAATAATATTGCTTTAACTATAATATTTTCATATTTTAAATCATATTTTCCTTGAAGTCCTTCATCAGTGCCTTTACCGATTGAGATATAACCTTTACTATCAAACACTTCTTTATTATTTTCGACGTTTTGTTCTTGTTTAATTTTTCTAAGAAGGGCTTTATGTTTTTTAGAAAGTTCAGAAGTATTAGATTCTTCTTCGGTTTTACCTAAAAGGAGGTCTTTAATTTTGTGCCATGCATCATTGCCGAAGATGCTTTTCCAAATACCGGAAGAGATGAAGTACATAGAATTGTTCTTAATTCCTTTATAGTTACTATCTGGTTTATAACTTTTACCTGAATCTTTGTAGATATAATCGCTATCAATATCGAGTTGTTTATTAAGAGGACTATTGGCATCACCGAAACCGACGGGAAATAATCTATATTTTTTGCAAGTGTCTTTATATTTTTCATCTGTGATATATTTCTTGGCAATATCAATGAATTTTTGTTTATCCATATTTGCATATGCAGGCGAGTTGGGATCATTTACCGCATCCTTCTTTTCTTCCGGTTTTTTTGTTTGGAAATATTGTTCATATGTTTTATCGCCGCTTGCTTTAAGCATTTCAATATACATTCTATCAACTCCTCTTAATCCTTTGCCGGGATAATCTCGGTCTAATAATTCTTTGATTTTCTTAACACGTTCCCAATTATCTTTAACATCCGCTTTAAAATCTAATGCTTTAAGAATCCAATCGTGAGAACCGCCTTTCATATAAGATTGCAACTTGGTGAATACTGAACCGGTATTATGTTGTTGATGATACATATTATCAATAGCGAAAATCTTTTCGAATTCGTTTTTGCTATTGTTAAGAATGATGTAGGCAGAACAAATGTTTGCCCATAAAGAACCCCCGTAACTACTTATCCATCTTGCTTTTTCAAATAATTGCTTACAAATATTAACAAATTCTTCTTTATCAATATTGGTTTGATGAATAGTCTTCAGGGCAGCATTATAAGAATAAGTGTATTCCTTATTACTAACTGCAACATCTTTGATTCCGTATTTTTCCTTTTTCTTTTGTTCTCTTTTCTTTAAAATACGATTAATAACAGTGTCATAATCAAGATTATTCCTTTTGGTTTGATTTTTATAATTGATATAATAATGACCTATGATTTTACCAATTTCTTTTCCAAATTGATTTTTAATACTATCAACTTGATTATTATCAAAGACATGTCGAAGTTCGCAACAAATACTGAAGAAAGATTCTTCTAACATATTTTCTTTATTGAAATTAAGAATTTGTTCTTTGATATGGTTGAAGCTGTGAAGGGTGGAATCACGAATACCCATGGAATGAGTAGCAGTGGAAGTGGTTTGTCCATAGGCATCAATTTTTCCTCCTGGTTCAAACTTTCCTTCTTTTTCTAATGCATTTAAATATGTTACCATATAAAAATCATAAAGAAGAAGTTCTTTATCGGAAGGAATATTATAACTATAATTCTTTTCAGAAATTAGTTGAAGAAAATGATCTTTAAAACTTTCTTCCATGGCATACTTTGTTTTTATATCAATAGGAGTTTTCGGTTTTACTCCCATTCCTTTTAACACCTCTTGTTTCTTTGCCGGATCAGTCGTATGAACAATATGTTTAGTATCCACTTTCGTTTTTGGTGTTTCCTCTTTCTTAATATTAAAGAATTGATGATAAGTTAAATTAATTTCTCTACTTCCTTGTAATTCAAAATTATACATCAATGCTTCTGGGTTCATATTAACATATCCAAGAAAATCTTTGACCGTTTGTTTCGTATGTTCATTAAAATTGTTTGGCGGATTCCAAAAAGAAATGATATTACCCTTAATAGATAATCTTCCCAAGAAAGCATGAGGAACATCATTAATAAAATCATCACGGGTTGTTCCGTAAAGCATATCTGTTCCTTTGAGAAAGTTAACACAATCTAAAGGCATGTAGCCTTTTTCATGGTAAAGTTTTTTAAAGGAATTTAATTTACGGCGATATTCGGCAGATTGAACAAGGGCTTCAATAGGTTTATTGAGATGTTTTGCTTTGGCAATGAGGAGAAGTTCAACGTGAGTGGGAATGAAAGAAGAGTCAGGAGCAGGATCAAACCAGAACACGAAATTGCTACAAAAGCCAAAAGTGATAGCAGATGAATCCTGTGTATACAGGTCATCAGGATTTTCAGTTAAAAGAAAATGATCCTTGAATCGCATAATGATTAGGCGGCACTAAGAAATTCTGACCAACCACCTTCATAATGTTTATCGACACCTCTTACGATTTCTAAAGGAGTTAATTCTTTAATATCATCAGGATCAAGATTTCCCCATTCACACTCAGAAATCCATTCACGTCCTGCTTCAATTTGTTCAGGAGTTAATTGGGCTAAAAGATGTTGATATTTCTCTTGTGCTCGATTAGCAACTTCTGATAAAAGTCCTTCAATATAAGCGTCAAATGATTGAGTCATGATTCAAACTATTTATTGCTAGGGATAACAATATTAATTGCAGAGATGGATTGAGAGGAACTCTTAGTAATATTCTTTGCTATTTCTGCTGCTTTAAAAATATCAAATAATGTACTTCCTCTCATATCAACATTATTTATGTTGAATCATGAATCTATAATTATGAAACTTCTTTTCTAAGCCAAATACTCTTCGCATTTCTTGTTCATTTCTAACTCTTCGATTTATCTTAGTTGATATTTCATAAATGCTGAAAGTAAATCTTTTCTTATTTTGATTGAAGAGTTTTATCCAAAATTCCAAGCCTTCTTTCGTCATAGAAGTATCAGAGATAATATATCTAAATTCGGTTAAAAGATAATCGGTATAAATGGTTCTAATTAATCCTCGGTATTGAGGATTTTGAATAATTAGATTTTCTTCAATACCTTCTTTTCTTTTATAGAAACCAATTTCAGCAGCAACAGTATCCCCATCAATGAAATAAAGATCAATTCCGCCAACAGATATTTCCCAAACTTCAAACATAATATTATTCAATTTAACATTATCAATATGTTCGGCAACAGCACGCACTTGTTCAGCGGTTTTATCAATTTCTAATTTGACATTAGTGCGTTGGGGCATTTCCAACAAAAGTTTGGTAAATTGATCAAACTTCATAAAAATAAAATTACTTAGAGATACCTTGAGTGATGGCAGCAGATAATGCTTTTAAAATAGGAACAAGATTATCGACACTTGCAACCTTATTAGTTACAGCAGTATTATAGTATGCTTTGTATAGAGCAAGAGAAGCATTAACAATATTCAGGGCTTCAGGTGTTTCTAATTCTTTAATTTTGGCAGATTCAATTACAGTTTGTAATGCAGCCGGACTTAAATCTTGACCAAGAGCAAAAGTATCAATCGCCAGAGCAACATCAGTTAAATAAGGAACCATCTTAGGTTGTTTCTTGATTCCTACTTTAACAGCAGGAGGAACGATTGCAGTAATTAGAGTTGGTGTTTCTGATAAGAGTAATTGTTTATCGGAAGTGGAACAGCTTGTAAAGCTGGTGAATAAAACAAGAGAAAGGAAAATGGCGGTTAAGGTATTTTTCATAATGTATGTATTTATTGATCTTCTTTTTGATCTTCAATCATTGCCAGCATTTTACGATTTATATATCTTTGTAGATCATCAGTTATTAATTTATAAGTATTATTTGCTCTACGAAGAGAGTAAGTTAAGGTTAGTAGTTTATCAGGATCGTGATAATTAAAAGACATATCAATATCTAAGATTCCATTGGTCCAAGTAGTTTTTGTTATTAAGGAATATGCGCCGTCTTTAAAGTCTTTACCTAGAGCTAGATTAGCTATACCGTTATTATGATCTAAATCTTCTAATACTTTATCTAAATTTTCTGAAAACTTTCCAGTCTCATTCCATTGCTGTTGATAAGGAACCGCCAATTTAGTGACGATTCTCACATGAATATAGCTACCTGTTCGATTATTTTGTACCACTTGTGCATGTAATTCAAATTTAGGATTAGGAATATTATATTTCGTTTTAAAAATATTATCTATTTTTTCTTGCCATGAAGTAAAATGACGAGATTTATGTTTAATATTTGCATATTCTTCTTTACCAAAGAAGTTATCAAGTAGATCATTTAAGTCTTCATCNGAATATGTTCCTCCGACTAATACAATATTATTCATTGCATAAGTGTATTCAGGNGGGATTTTTATAAATNGNTTGATGTTCTCTGGTATAATCTAAAATCTTTTGATAGATTTCTTGAGTAATTAGTCCATATTTCTCCTCGTCATGTAACATAGCAGGAATCGCAAAATCTTTTCCAGTAGTAAGATCAATAAATCTTCTTAATCTAATTCGTCCGATTGGTTGAATCTTTCCCGTGTCACGGTCTTTATCACGAAACACATCTTTATCATTTAAGTTCTCTTGAATTTTTCTTCCATCAGAACCTTTAATTAAGTAAACTATTCCGCCATCATTTCGAGCATCAGCAAGAGCACAATCAGAGTACAGTCCTTCCTCTTTAGAGTATGCACCTTGTAATCGGTGACAAGAACTAATTCCTTTATGATCAGACATTCTTAATACATCAATTGGATGCCGAGAAAATAATAGATAATAAAAAATATTATTTTGATCAATGGCTTGTTTAAAACTGTTAAATTTTTCTATCTTATTTTTTAAAGATTGTATAGCTTTATCGGTCCAATATCTGACATACTGTTCATATATATCTGATAGAGTAATAAAAACATTATTATTTAAATTCCTTTCTTTTCTATTTTTAGGTAAGATTAATTTCTTTTCCATTAACATTTTTAATAAATCGAAAGTTTCTGTGACGCTTAATGGCTTATTGAGTATTTTTGTTATATCTAATGGCGTATCGGTTAAATCGGTTTTATATAAAAAGCCTAATGAATTTGGGGGATTGGCGGTTTTTAACTCATAAGCAAATTTGTTATTCTTGTCTGGTATACTCGAAAGGCTTATCATTTTCTCTTTGAGAGAGGATGCCATATTTTTTTTTTTTTTTCCCCATCTTAAGAACTTTATCTTCTCTATGGTTTATATCAGTTTGTTCGTCTTTTAAAGATTGTTTAACCCCCTTCAAAAAGGTGTTGATATTTTTACCATCAACTGTTCTATTCTTTATATCAATTTTATTAAGAATATCGAATGACTTTGCAGCCTTTTCAAAATTAGGATTATAAACTTTAATTAGAAATCTATCCCCTTTACCTTGAAACAATTCATTAAAAGGACGATCAGATACTTTATCAACAGCATCTTGAATCTTATCAATATACTCTTGTCTTGCTTCAAAAAATAATTTAAATGCTCCCATTATTATATTCCTTTCTTTAATAGTCGAATAAATGTCGGCGGAATATCTCTCTTCGATACCACTTCAAACATTCTTGGATCATCAGTCAATGGGAAATTATTAGGTAAGTTAATCTGTAATAAATCCAAAATTTCGTCTTCTTCAAATTCATCACTCATCCAATTACTAACCGCATCTCCTGCATCATCGGCACTTCTAAATAAAAACACACTTGGTTCTTCTTCAAGCTGTTGGCTTCTTGGTCCAGATTGAACCAATAAACCCATTTTTAATATACTAGCAAGATGTTTATCGCTACAAACATGATAAAAAATATTTGGTTTATTGTGTTCTTGTAATAAGAAAAATTCTTTGAAAGACATCATCATCATATATTTAACTCAATTGAATAAAAGTAAAATCTCTTTCTATTGCCCATTCACATACTTTCTTAAGTTGATCAAGCCGCTGTTTGATTTGCTCTTTAGATAATCCAAATGAAATATTATTGCCTTGTTGTTCAGTTTTTCTAACAGATTTAGTTAACACGTAATCATTATCTTCGATTTGTTCAATTTTCATTAACAGTTCTTTAGCATTAATGCTAGGATATTCTGTCATAATATCAGAAGGATAATTTAAAATATCACAGAGAACAAGATGAGCATTGGCATTACTCATATTTAAATCGGGCGGATTTTCTTTAGCATCATTCATCTTGACTCGTATTCTCCAAACATCTCCTTTACGAGAACCAGAAGTTTCCACATAAGGTCTGCCCGTGACTTCTCCATTATGTTCACCAATATAATACTTTAACATACTAATTAGTTTATTGGTCAATTGTTCGGGAACTGCTCCCGTATAAACACTTATAATTCCTTCTTTGCCAAAGTAATCACTTTCACCATCAACAACTACTTGTTCTCCTCTCAATTCATTAGGATATTTTTCCAATGAAAAACCGTTACTTAACATGAACTTATGAAACAGATTATTTAATTCATGGGATAAATCTCCTAATGACTCAGATTCTCTGTCGGCATCCGCAACAGATAATGTAATAGATTCATAATATAATTGGTAAAATTCTTTAAATCCCATAAAATTTATTTACTTAAAAGGTTTTTCGTTAGAATATAATTCAAGGATTCCTCTATAACTCCTCCATCGCCATACCAATCTTCATAAGAAGAAAGAGCAGGATTTAAACTATTTCTTTGATCTTTATAATTGATAATACCTTCTACTGGATTATTCTGAGCAGTTTGATTCCATTCAAAGAAACAAAAATTCTCCAGCCCTTTATCAATAATCGGTTGAGCTGTTAAACTTCTTAATGGATAAACATTACTATCCTGAACTTTAACCGGAAGAAAATTATAAACGGATGAACCGTGTTCTCTATATAGAATAGTATCCCCTGCAGTGATATTATCATTTAAGTTAATAATCTTTCCTAAGTTACTTCTTTTATCAAATCCACATGCCCCACAAACATTAACCTTACATGAATTAGCACAATCCACAAAATTAGTATTACACTTACATCTCGTTCCAATCAACTTCGGTAAAGGAACTGAAAAGAAATTCATCACTCTTCTTAATTCTTCGGGAAATTGTAAACCGAAATTATCAATAGATACATCGAACTTTTGGGACATATCATATAAAGAATCAATTGTACAAACATCAATATCATTATGATCATTACTAAAATTTTGAATACGATCATATACCTTTCCAAGGGAATCTCCTTCTCCACCAACAGCAGAAAGATACGTTCCCAGCATAGTATAATCATCTAAATCTATTTGGGAATATTGTTTAATTAGATCATAAACATTCTTATCTTCGCCTTTACGATAGAAGGCATTAAAGTCTTCAAATTTATAAATGTTAAAAGGAGCAGAAGAACCAGAAAGAATATAATTCATTCCATTGACATTAGCAACTCCATAGGCATTAATGGTTAATTGATAAGGATATTTTCGAGATTTAACTATCTCTGTATTCAGATAGGGATTTTCTCCACATGCAACAGGATTGGCAATTATCTGATCCGCAGGAAATGCAGAAGAAGGAAGAAGAAAGGTATTAATTGCATAAGGGTTAATCGGAACACTACTTGTCTGATATTGACTAGAAGTAACTCCTCCACAATTCGTATAATAATTAATATTAGTTAAATATCCTTTAGCATAATGTAACATTGGGCTACAAGGAATATTAGTATTATTGAAAGTTAAAGTATAAGGAATGGTATGATCTGCCCATTGAAGAGAATTTAGATCATTGATTCCATCAGTAGTTATATTAATATTATTGGGAATAATAGCAGAGACAGTATGAGTTAGGGCAGCATATGCTCTAGAATTAAGTAATATGTTTTCTTGATTCTGTTTAAGAGTGAAAAATAAAACAGGTTTTCCTGGCATATCATCGGTATAAGTGATAGCAGAACATGCTGTATATCCCAATACAACATTGCTACTAATAATAGGAGAACAAGTTAAATCTATTTCAGAAATTTTATTATTTAAAGAATCATAAAAACCCCATTCAGGAGTCATTTGGTTCCAGAAAGAATTATCAACGGTTGGTTGGGAAAGACTTCCACTAGAATAAAGGAAAACGGTTGCAAGGGGGGAAGTAGAAGTAACATTAAGGGTTAGTGTTTGTGGGCAACTGGTATATGCTGATAAAACATCATAAGAAACGTTGATAGAGTTTAGAAGAAAGTTGCTGGGATAAGCAGTAAGACAGAATGATGAGACGGAAGTGCAATCAGAAACAAATACTTTATAAATATTTGCAGCAGTATAATAATGAGAAAGAGTGGTGGAAGAATCGGAAACAATACCGTCTCCCCAATTAATAGTATAATTGATGGAAAGATCAGATGCAGATAAACTGAATGGTTGGGTTATCGTGTAACCTGATAAAGGAGAAATATTAATCACCTAAATATTTACTTTACATGAAGAACCCTTGGTGATGTTTCTCAAAAGCAGTAAGCATATTTTGTAATTCTAAACTTTGTTTAATAGTTAAAATATATTGTTCTTTAAATTGATTGTACTGTTGTAGCCAATGATTTACGTTTTTATGTGCTCCAGCATATACACCGGGATCATCATTATATGATCTTTTTCCTGATAAAAACTTATTACATATTTTGGAATTGAACTCGATACGATTAATAATATGTTTCAATGTTTTAACTAATGATCCCGTTTCAGTACTTTCGGTAGTAAGCACTCGGATGGTTTTCAATACTTCATTGAATGCCTTATACATAGTTTCTATGTTAGGATAAAGCAAAATCGTATCCATATGACTATTAACAAAATCTTTATATTCTCTAATCGCTCCTATTAATAAATTATCTAATCCATCTACTTCTTCTGGAGCAGCATCATTATATCCTGCCTTCTTCATCTTCTTATAAAGATTTAAAATCTTTTTATGATAATCTTTAAGAGTATTACTTAATTCCATTTCTGAGGCAACAAAAGATTCATGTAGCATATTGACGTATTGATCGAAATTCATATCATCTATTTATTAAAAAGTAAAATCCCCGGTATTATTGAAACTAGTGTTAATGACTACTTGTTTATTATTTAAGTTAGGCATGAGGATGATGATGGCTATTTGGTAAAGGAAATTATCATAATCAGGGGCGATTAGAATCTTTTGAACAGTGATACGAGGTTCATAGAGTTTGATACATTTATCGATGGCATCACCTATAGCAGTTGCTCCCATATCAGATAAGGGTTGACCAATGAAATTCTTTAAATTTACACCAAAAGAAGGCGTTAAGTATCTTTTTTGTGTTAAAAGATTTTCCAGAGAATTTAATATTGCTCGTTCGTCTACATCTGCAATAAGATCATTACCAACAACAACATCATTATTTCTACGATTATTAGAAACTTGTTTCAGGGCAAAATCCAGATTAATATCAGAAAACGTGTAAGTGTTCTGATTTACTTTATTTGTCAAGTTGTTAATAACAATCATACAATTATTTATGAACACTGGTAAATAATGAATATGTCAAAATTTTTAGAACTGTATGAAAGTGTAATGGATGAAGTTAATCTTGCACGTATTCGTCCCCAAACCATTGTAGTTATTGATCCTGAAGCACTTGAACAAGAAGTTATTGCTAATGATATTATCAAGCGTAAAGGTTTAACTTATTTGTCACAATTAAAGAAAATGGCAACAGAGAAGTATCCTTTGTATGTTTCTGCATTAAAGGCGGTTAGACCTGCTAGTAATGTTTATGCTGCTCTTCCTACTAGTAATGATTTTCAAGAAGCAGATGTAGTTGATTGGTCCCCGGTTTACAGAAAAGTTGGAATGCTCCTATGACTCTTCCTCTTTCCATTCTTAAACCCATCGTTTCTCCTGAAAACATTATGCAAATTCCTGTTCCTGGTAGAGAAGCAAGTTATGAACGTTCCGAAGGTGATAACTCTCTAAACAATGGCGGACAACATCCTAATACCGTTGGTCAAAAAGAACTAAGAGCATCAAAGGGAAAGAAATAATCCCCATTCATTCATTGAATAAATAATTAAATGAATGACACCTTTCCAGTTCCTTCTGATGCATACTTAGCATTTGATGGTCTTACTATTAGAGATAAAATCCGCCAACGTTTAACTCAAACAGGCGTATTCACTGATCAAAACTTTGAGGGAAGCAATCTCTCTGCCATCAATGATGTCATTGCAATGGTCTTTTCCCTCTTGATCTATAATCTTAATAAAACTAGCTCAAACGGAAATTTCTCAGAAACGACCCTCTATAAATCAATGAATGGGATAGTCAAATCCCTTAGTTATAATCCCATTGGTAGTCAAACTGCATCGGTTAATTTTACATTATCTGCACAAGGACTTCCTGCTGGATTTTATACTATTCCTCGTTATTCTTCTATTGCTGTTGCAGGAATCAATTATTCCCTAAATGATGATTTAACCTTTAGTAAATTAATTGATACTACCTTAGAACAAATTATAGATTTGGCTAATTCTAAGATAATGTATCAAGGAACCTTTATGGAATATCCAACGGTTCTTTCTGCTGGTATTCCTAATGAAACAATTTTCCTTGTAACTGATACTTCTATTCTAGTTGATCATTTTAATCTGTTTGTATATGTTAAAGAACCTAATGGTATCTGGACTAAATGGAATAGAACCGCTTCCTTATATCTTAATAGTGCAACTGATAAAGTCTTTGAAGTTAGATATAATGAAAATAAAAGATACGAAATAAAATTTGGTAATAATATTAACGGTTATCAACCTTCTACTAATAGTCAGATTGCTATCTATTATTTGGCATCAGATGGTCCTAATGGTGAAATAGGAAGTAATACTATTACTAATAAGAAGATGATTATTTTAGATACTACTAGATTGGCAGAGATATTAGCAGATGAACAAGTGGGGAATATCTTGGATAATTCTGATGTGTCTACTAGTTTATTATTCGATAATGCTTCTCCCAGTACATATTATAGTGAACCGGAGACAGTTGCACAGATTAGAGCGAATGCGCCTGCTAATTATAAATCCCAATTTAGTTTAACTACTGAAAATTCTTATCAAACTTTTCTTAAAACTAATTTCGCTAACATTCTTCATGATGTGCAAGTGATGAATAATGTGGATTATCTTAATAGTTATATTCAGTATTTTTATAATTTAGGTTTACCCAATCCTCAATTGGAATATAGAGCATTGTATAACCAAATCAACTATTCTGACTCATGTAATTTTAATAATATCTATTGTTTCTGTGTTCCTAAGACAAGAAGTAATACGCAGTCGTATGTTTTTCCTTCTCAAAAATCATTGATTCTTAATACAATTCAACAAGAGAAAGTATTAACTTCAGAAGTAATTATTGCTGATCCGGTTTATATGGCAATTGATTTTGCTGCATCTGCTACAGGCGAACCAACAGTTAAAGATATTTCTAATACTAATATTATTATTTATAAAGACCCGATTACTAGAAAAAGTGATGCAACCATTGCAAGTAATGTAAATGATTTGATTGTTTCTTTCTTTGATAGGGTTAATAATACTTTAGGACAGAAGATTAACATTAATCAATTGGTTACTGATATATTGGCATTGGATGGTGTTCAAAAAATTGCAACACAAATCAATGACTTAGGAACAACTATTGAAGGTTTACAATTAATGATATGGAATCCGTTGTATCCGACATTTGTGACTAAGTTTGGAGCAAATATTGCATTAGAGAATTTCCAATTCCCGTTTCTATATAGTTCTTCCTTGCTTTCTAGAATAACAGTTGTGTAACTTTTAAGATTGTAAATAATCTCAATGGCTTCTATTGTTCTTAGAAAGATTGCACAACCGCAACAAATATCAAATGGAGATATTCTTAATCTTCCAACTCCTCTTAATTATAAAGAGTGGTTGGCTCAACATGTTGCAATCATTCCTAATGATGCTCAAAAACAATACGAACAATATCTACTAACTTATTACAATAATAAGAACAC